TCTCGCATTCCTTTGCGTCTAGTTAGCTCTGAGATGACCAGATATGCTGGGTAAGCGCCTGTAGGCTGCTGTACCTCATTCATCAGGTAATGATCAGGAACGTCCTTTAGGTTGTTTGAAAGCTCTATGAGATTCATGACTTCATTCCTTCTCTAGCAAGACCAGCGGCTAATAGACCAGCCCCGCTCATCTGCTGGGCTAGACTTGGTTGAGCTTCATATACTGTCTTGCCGCCTGTAGCAGCAAGATTTGAACTCCCACGCAACAGATCAGACATGAACCCAAGCTGTTTATACGGGTACGCCTTTTGATCTATGTAGTTCTGATAAGCAATCTCAAGCGCTTGCTGTTGTTGCTGCTGGTCCATAGCGCCAAAGGCTTCCTGAGCTTTAGCTAGGTCTATTCCTGCTGTCTGCCTCTGAGCGCCTAAGTTGCCAAGACTTGTAGCTGCGGTGATAGCTTGGTTAGATCCTTGCAGACCAGCGGTTGTCCCAAACTGCCTAGACTGCTCTGCTGCCTTTTGAGCGTCCATAGACAACTGAGCTTCTCTGGCTGCTGATGACTCCCCAAAGGTTGAGCCATACTGTCTAGAGGCTTCTGCGGCTTTCTGAGCATCCATCATTGCTGCTTGATTAGCTAGTTGAGCCTGAGTGCCATACTGAAGGTTCTGCCCTTGTGCTGTCATGGCACGACCTTGGTCGCGTTCAAACTGAGCTTGTGCGTTCTCATATGCAGACTGAAGACCTTGAGCCTGTATACCGCCTAACTGAGACCCTAATGCCCTTTCTCTTTCTGTCTGACCAATAAGCTGTCTGGCTCCGCCAAATGTACCTTGACCCGCAGCGGATAGGTTTGCATTCTTCTGAACAATCTGTGCATCCCGCATTGCCTGAATCTTTTGCTGTTCTACAACCGCCTGCATGTAAGGAGAGGTGTACTGTGCTACTTGATCCGCGCCAAAGGTAGCGGATGTTGCTCTCTCAGGGGTGACTGTAGCTGCGTTAAACGCTGTAGGTGAATAAGACCTTGTTGCGTAGTTAGTTCCAAATCCTGAAGGGGCATAGTTACCAGCGCCTAGACTTGATGCCCCAGCCGCCGTAGCTAGATCTGTTGCTGTGCCAAAGTTAGCAGAAGGAGCCATCCCTGTTACGGATGATCTAGCAGCCGCTTGCTCTGGGGTTGCTACAGCAAGTCGATCTCCCTTGTATGCCTGATACGGAGCGCCCGGAGAGCCTTCTGGATTAACGCCAGTTATAGCGCCTGCCTGCCCCAGCATCGCTTCCATGTATGGCTTGGCGTATTCTGGTACGGAGACCTGAGATGTCTGGGTAGGCATTGGAGGGGGCGTACCGCCACCACCTTCTAGGGTCATACCCCTTCTTCCGCATCTTGGTTTAAACGCTCCCTCTGGGAGCATTGAGAAATGGTTATATATCATGCTGTCACCTATTTAAAGAATCGTTGGAACGAGATGCTTTGTACTTCGTATCCATACTTCTTTATTGCTCTTGACCATCCCGGTCTGCCAGTGAATTCTATCCCCACACATCCTGCAGCCTTTGCATAGCCTTCTGCTAACTCCTGCATCCTGTCAGATACCTGCTCCATTACATGTGGTTCCATCGCACAGTACTGAATAGCAAACATCTTACATTGATGATACTGCTTAACCTCAGTTATCAAGTGACCGTATATATTCTGGTCATCCATAACTACCCACAGTTGCATTTGACGGGAGAGGATGAATGACAGTATATCGTCAGCGGTCGCTCTTCCCATCGTCCATTCTTCTGATACCTTCAGATACGGTAGAATCTGCGGGAGGATGGAGCAAACCATTCCCGGTGGCACTAATGACAGATCCATCATCTAGGCAGATACTTTGCTGCGTTGATTTGAGGAGACTGCCTCTTGCGTCCAGTTCTTTCTTTTCTAATCTTGTCCATCATTGCATAGAGCTTTTCTGCCCCTGCCTTGCTTGATCCGTTCCCTATGTGGGAGACAACGTCTGCTGGTATGACAAACTCTCCATCAGCCAACCTAGCTGGCTGCTTGGTTCCTATCATAGCAGGTATGTCGTCACTCATCCCATCTCCACGACCACTCAGGAAGTTACCGCCTCTATGTAGGCTTAGTAAGCCGCCTTGAGCTGCTTTGTATGGAGTTCCTGCGGCATAGCTGCTTGAGTATCTAATCTTCTCTCTGCCGCTTGGATCTGCTTCTTGGTCAGAGGTATCTTCTTCGGAATAGGTGTAGGGGCGAATCATTGTTTCTGAGATTGGGTTCACCCCGCTACTTGGAGGCATCATCTGCGCCAGACCCAGACCGCCTAGAACAAGCTCCATTTTGTTATCCATTGCAAAATCACCAGCCTTTTGCAAAGGCGTTCTGTGTACGGTGGAGTCTGCAATAGACTTCATCATAAGATCAGTTCCCGCCTCATTAACGGGATTAGTAAGGTTTGTAACCTTTGGGCTTAAAGACGTCTCGACAGAGCCAAGTCCGCCTCTGCCAGCATTAAATGGGCTGGATGGGGCGGCAACATCAGGAAGGTAAGCGGTTGATTTTGGAGCTGGAGCCTTGACCACATCAGTAGGGCTGATGGATTTGCCATAGTTCATTGGACCGGCTTGAGGCAAGGTGGGTGTCTTTGGCGGAGTTACAGAAACAAGGTTTGACGGTGCGGGAGCAGGGGTTGTGGGAGGCTTGGCTATAGTCATGCCGCCGCTTTGATTTCCTGCCATAGAGTTTTGGAGGAACCGTTGATTTCCTGCAGTAAGAGCTTCTTTAGATGCTCCTTCTCCCACCTCTTTACCTGCTGTTTTAGCCGCTTCCTTTGTTACCTGACTAAAGCTCTGCTCTGCAAGTGCTGGGACGGCTGTTGTTGCGACTGTGGTGGGTAAAGCCCCTAGTCCACCGGAGGCAACACCCGGAGCAATTCCAGTAGCGGCTCCTTCTGCTAGCATTGCGGCAGAAGGCATAGCCCCGCCAATTCCAGCGGCAGTAGGGATAACTGCAGGAATTAAGGGGGCAACAACACCCGGAGCAATTCCAGTAGCAGCTCCTGTTGACAGCATTGCGGCAGAAGGCAGGCTGGCAGCGGCGGCAGTGGATGCGAGTGCTGAAGCTGTAGCTGCCGCTGTTGTTGCTGCTGCCACTTGCGCTGCTGTTGCTCCTGCTATCGCTGCCGCTTGCATTGCTGCTACGGTTGTCCCCGCTGCTGCTGCTGCCGCTATGAAAGACATAATGGGTTTCCTTTATACTGTAAAAATTCTTGGTAACTACCAATAGTCAATTCATCCTCAGCTTTGTCAACTTCGGTTTCTTCCGTCCCGCAAATTGTTGTCCATACAGTATCTTCATGCGTGAACCCAGCGCGTTTGATACCAGCCGGCGACTCAAACATATCGCCTGCTTTTAGACGCTTCCAGCCGTCCTCAGTCAATACTGAAATGTCACCCTTGACGACAATATTTACCTGCTTGAATTTGTGCATCTTGCCAATGATGATAGAGCCTTTTGGCGCTGTCATTTCACGGACGTAGACTTTATTACCGAAGCAATGGCGTAATGGGGCTTCAACTTGAGGCATCTGCTTTAATGCAGCTTCAATGACAAACAGCTTTTCGATCATGTCTCCGCTCATCGCGCTCATAGTGGCAGTAAATTCTACCATTTCGCTCGATGTAGTCTGGGGGTCTATTAGCTGCATAGTTACATTATCCTCGCCTGCATTTAAACGTCAAGGTATTGCTGATACAAACTGCAATGTAGCTATGACTCCGGGAGACTGTGGAGTGGTGGGAGTAGACCCAGCGGCTATAGTTGCAATACTTATCCCTAAATCAGTTCCATGCCACATGATCTCCAAGAAATCAGCAGCAGCTAATTGGATCATATAGTTTAAACCGGCAATGAGTTGCCCGTTTACCCCGCCATGACTACTGTGGATTGTAAAGACGCTATTGCTATTGGCTATGCCTGCCGCTGTAGGGGTGGCTGCGTTCTTTCTAAACCATATATCAATGTCATGAGCCGCGACATCAGTATTAATAAACTGAGCGCTGAACTGTAAGTTATATATCCCTGCATTGGTCACAGTGAGCTTGGTTGCCATAGCCCCGGTTAAGGCTCTTGAGGTCACTGTTTGAGACACAGAGACGGTATACGTCCCTACGCCACCGCTTGTACCAGATAACTGGTCAATAACATAGGTGTCGGCAGTAACTGTGGTTCCTGCTATTAACATGCCCGGAAAGATAAGCCCTGTTAACCCAGAGGCTACAGTTAGAACTGTAAGAGCTATTGAGCCTGTGAAGGCAGCAGATCTAGAGCCAACCGATACCCCGCTAGATATGTCTGTAGCTGCAAGACGCATCGGGTATTCAGTGGTTACGCTTCCGCCAGCTTGATTGGTTGTATCGTAGAACGATCCATAGGGCAGAGTAACGGCTAGTCCAGACCCTATGAATGTGCCGGTAAAGTCTCCGCCTACAAAGTGATCCCCAGTAAATGTAGTGCCATCAAAGTCACCGCCGGTAAACTGATCCCCTATGAACTCACCGCCATAGAAGAAGTCACCCCTGTAAGACTGATTGAAGAGAGGGGCATTAGAGTCTAGTTTATTGAAGTACAGCTCAATCACTCGAATGAGCTGAAGCATGTACTCCCTGTCATATTCTGGCTTAGGGTTAGGTAGAGGAGACGCTCTGAATGACACCATTGCCATTAGCGTTCTCCGTCTGTCCTACCATCAAGCCTTGGTGTACCCAATGCCCACTGCGTTCCCAATCCATCAGAACTAATCTTTAGAGCTAACTGCCTTGCCCTAGCCCTAATGAAGATCTGTTCCGTAAATGTATCTACTGATGCAGAAATGACACTAGCCGAATCATCAACATTACTGGCAAAAGATGACCCCGGAAAGTTCCTAGACCTCATTGTGAAGGTTGCTTCAGGAGCTACTGCAGTTGAGTTGTCAAATGAGACATCAGGAATTATCCGTCTGATAAGGGTGAACTTGTCGCCCTCATTGATATCAAAGTCATTTGACTGGATATAGGACTCCATAGGGAGTCCATCATCGTCTATGCCGTCCTCATGATTTAGCAGAGTCCCAATCTGAGTATCAAAGTCTGTACGCACAGCTTGCGGATGATCTCTTAAAGGAGAGTCCAGCCAAGCAGTCCTCTCTATGTTTCCGTAGTACCAGATCTTTTCAAGATGGTTGTAGATAACGTACTTGTCGTTTGTCTGGCTGGTTAGACTTGGATACATCCACCAGACCTCATTAAAGCCTTCGTTAGTGCCTGAGATAATTTGCTCGGCTTGATCAAAGTTCATGTCATTAAAGACATAGTTTCTTAATGTCGTTGGCAATGTATCTACTCGACCTGAGTAAGAATAGAACTTATCTCTACCCATCCAGTAGGTAATGTTGTTAACAGTGGCTACGCCCCTACCGCTGAGTATTGATATGTTGTCTGCGTATTCTTGTATAGAGAATACATCTGTAGTCCCAGTGAACTGCAGGGTATATAGATGGGTGTCAGTAAAGACCAAGATTTCCTGCCTTGTTGCTACTGCCCTTATGATTCTAGATCCTCTAGATACAGCCAAGAATCCAGCAGAGGTTGAGGCACTAACGAGCCAATTGGAAGGCTCATTTTGATTAGCCCATCTTATTAACAGAGGATTGAATTTCTCTGCGGTTGTTTCGCCATACTCTGTTGCCCCAAACGCAATTAGATGCTTGTCATTCTGAGAGATAAGAATCTGCATTGCTTGAAACGGACACAAGGTAGGGTCAAAGCCATTGGCTGTTGCTACTTCCTGTAAAGATATTGCCCTCTCTGCTAAAGACAAATCAGCATCTGGGTCGCCCCCTCTTTCCCAATAATAAATACCCTCATTGCGGATATTCATAACTAGGTCATTATTGAAGTTATCAAACCACCAGTCTCTTTGTGGCAGAGCAACTGGGTTGATTGTTCCAGATCCCCACCCACCCCTACTCCACCCCCCTACCCCCCACCCATACCCAAATGTCCCACCAATGTCGCCAACATCTATCTCATAACTTCCAACGGTAGCTGCTCCTTGGGCTGACTGAATTCCTGCGCCTGTTGTGGTGATATTTATAGCCGCACCACCAATAGTTAAAGAGAGTTCGCAGGTTGAGCCAGCCGGGGCTATTACATAATACTTTGTATCAATGACCAGAGGACTTGGCAGAGCAGAGGTTGTACTTACATACAAAACATCATCAAGTACTGGGGTATATGTAGTGAATGTAATAACGTCTGAAACATTGGCGGTGAAGATGTTGGTTGATGCGTCTACAGAGGTTGCCAAAACAGGCAGACCTGTTGTTGGGCTTTTGGCTTCGATGGTGTACTCAGAGCCACTAACAACTGTAGCAATCTTGTAATTCTGATTCAGGACTGCGGCAGTTATATTCCCACCCAGACCCAATGCTCCGCTAATGGTCACATAGTTTCCAGCAGAGGCTGAAACTCCAATATCTGTAACGGTGATTGTGGCTGAACCAGCAGTTGCTGAAAATGTTACGTCTCCAGCAGCAGATATATCTGCATATGGGGTGATATCAGAAAGGTTTCCGCCTGCCTCAATATAGACCTTTGCATTGGTCCCAAGACCAAGGAAGTTGTCAGAGAATGTGGTGATCCAGCCCCACATCTGACGGCAGGTTCCTATCAGGGTATTGGCGGTATATTCTCTCCAGCCGCCTAGTTTTTGTGGATAGCCTGAGTAGAAGCGTACCTTGTCGCCATCCCACCAGCCGCCTTCGCCAGTGTAATTGGTCTGATCTCGGACAACTCCCGGTCTGAACTGCAGTCTCTGGAATGCCATTATGCGTATAATCCCGGTAGGTATACGGTCTTAATATCCTTCCTGACCGCAGTTAATGCTTGGTTTATCAAGCGTTCTGGATTGTATGATACATGAACCCAGCCACTATCAGGGATACCTCTTGTGTAGAACTCCAAGATGACCTGTGTGAACTTAAAGTTCTGAGAGATATGCGAGGCAAGATCATAATTAGCCATTCCCGGTATCTCTAAATCTGCAGCACATCCAGTCATATGGTCAGAGGTCTTAGAGCCGCCTGTAGCCTCGTTAACAGCCTTACATCTGTAACCGCTATTAATCTTAACTCTGCCAAACTTATCTCTAATCGGCTGTAATATCTTCTCGCATAGAACCCGTAGATTCTCTATCTCCGCCTTGGTTGGGATGTTGGGAATGTTTAAACGAAGGGCAGCCTCGCTCTTAACAAGCTCTTCTAGGGTGAAGTTCTTGGAGAGGTTCATTCTACTAATGCCTGCTTTCTAACCCAATCTTGCAACGCCTCTAGCGTTGCTGAGTTCTGGTTGCACGAACTGTAATTGGCTGAGAGGGTATCGGCAAGGTCTTGAGCTTCAACGGAGGCTGCATCAGCAGTTCCGGTGGCTTGGGAAAAGGGGTCTGCTGCGGCATCGTGGAACAGCCTGAAATCACCAGACAGAGAAGCAGTAGAAATTTTGGCATTTGTCAGTACCTCGCGTGACTTAGTTTGTATCTTTGCTACCGTATTTACATACTCTGTGGTCACTTGGTCTGAAATAACGACCTGTTCCTTGATAGCTGCGATGGTGTGTACCTGCGAGTCGATTACAGACTGCTGGCACGAACTTACGCCGATTCTGTTACCCAAGTATAGACCGCTACCGAATATCGTCACAGCGATGATTGTAGCGATGGTGATTTTGGTAGCCAAGGGAAGCGCCATCAGAAACATCTTATTATTCCCTATTGATTAGAGCAATCTTCTCCTGCCCTCTGCTGTGCGCTGAAATTCCGATTATTGCTCCAAAACTAAGATGAAAGACCCCTGCCCCTTGCAGGGTTAGGGGAGTCCATTGCTCAGGATGAAGCGTCATCCATAATACTGGAAAGACAGCAAAGTCCAGTATGCATATCAGAAGGTACAGCCATGCAGCGGATGGTCGCCACCGCGTAACAAACCAGCTTACGTTATTAGCCACACCAGAAAACCGATAATCAGTATCACTGTCATGCTTCTCTTGGATCTTTTAATTAGGTCTAGAAAGTTATCTGCAACAGGGTCAGCCTTGATGATAACCTCATCAACCTTGGCGACTACCTTCTCAACTTTATTTGCCGCATTAGAAATCTTCTGTTTTATAGCCATTAGTCCACTCCATTGTTTAGAGTTATTCTAGCCGCCTTGGTTGTGTTAAGTAGGAGTTGCTGACCAGATTCATTAGCCTTGACCATCTCATTCCTAAATGACTCTACTGCAGCGCCAGTCTGCCTTTGCTGTTGACTATTTTCAATCAACAACATTGGGGTCCAGCAAAATGCACAGTCTCCGTTAGAAACCGTCTCGCCAGTCTGAGGATTTATACCCTGCACATGCACCCAGAACCGGCATTTGACCAGCTCACCGTCTTTAATAGCGCCATCCTCGATGCACTCAGTACCCATCAATGGGCATAATACTTTAGCGTCTTTAGCCATATTAGTCCTTGCTGCAGAGTATCAGGTCAATATATTGAACAGCTAAGTTAATCGCTGTTCCTGTAAACGCAGCGGCTGAGTGGGTATGTGAGTCGCCACTTCCTGTGGCGTCCGTGGAATTTGATCCAGTCACTGTATTACCAGCTCTTGTTATAATAGAGTTAAAACTGCCTCCGCCAGTGCTAATAGTATGCGAGTGACTTGGAATTTGTGCTGTAGTCAGCGTAGTAGCTCCTGAAGCTCCGTTTGTCCCTGTAACAGCCTGACTAGAAAACGCAGTTGAAAAAGCAACTGACCCACCGCTAACTCCGCCGCTACCAGATACAACTCTTAACGCTTTATCATTTTGAGTGGTCAGCTTGGTCCATCCAGTAGGGGCGTTAGTATTGTAAAACGGGATAACCGTCCCTGCCGCAAAAGCTGCAGCAGCCGTTGAAGTCCACGCCGTTCCGTTAGAAGTTAACACATTTCCGGTCGTACTTGGGGCAACAGCTAATAAAGCGCCAGTTCCATTCCCTATCAAGACGCTGTTTAAAGTAAGAGAGGATGACCCCGTACCACCATCAGCCACGGCTAAGTCAGTAATGCCTGTAATTGTCCCGCCAGTTATTGTGGCAGAATTAGTGGTTATTGATGTTAGTGTTGCGGTTCCAGCAGAAATAGACACCGAATTAGAATCTTGAACAGCCATGCTGCCCAGCCCCAACGATGTTCTGACTGTAGCTCCTGATTCAGCCACCCAATTTGTCCCGTCCCCAACTATAAAATTATTGTTTGTCTTAGCCAGCCCAGATATGTCTTGAAGACCAGCATTGTATGCCTGAACGTCTGTGCCTATAGCCAGACCAAGACTCGTTCTAGCTGCGCTGGCGCTCGTTGCGTTGGTTCCACCAGAGGCAATTGGCACTGGGTTGGTAAGGGTTAGCGTTCCAATCTCTGCGGATGTAAGGTAATTAAGCTGATCTATTACGTTAGTCCCATCTACATACAGAAGTGCTTTTTTGCCATTAGGAATTGTTATTCCTGTGCCGCCTGATGTCTTTACTCTAATGCTCTGTGCGCCTGCCGTATCATTGTGAACAATGTATGTCTTCTCTATTGTCGGGACTATTAAGTCCCTAGTCACAGTAAGGGTTGTAGACATATCAGTGTCAACGTACAAGAACAGGTTTCTTGCGTCCTGACTGGAGTTTGACTCAGTAAGGGTAATGGTTTTATTTGCATCGCTGGTGTATTCAACCACGCCGCGACCAACAATAGCTTGCTCCAATCCGTTCTCAAGGTTGCTATTGGTTGTATCGCCCCATCCATTAACCTGATCGCCAGTAGCCATCAGCTCTATCTTTAGACTTGGTGTATATGTGCTTGCCATGATTTTCCCCTTATTTCCAAACTTCTACTGGAGGGGTAGCCCAAACTAAATCACCGGCAGTTGGATAAACAGCTATATTTCTAATCTCGTTACGATACGCTATAAACTCATCCTGATTTGCTAAATACGGGCTGTTAATAGGGTCAGCTACATCAGCTATGGTTGTCCAGTCAGTAGAACTTAAAATACCAGAAGCAGTTGCTTGATTCTCTGCGGCTGTAGGCGGCTCTGGAGGAATTGGGGTGTTAGCCACCGTCCATGCAGCCATTGCGTTATCTGCCCATTCTGGCAGCACTGTTATATCTTCGTTAGGCTGATCCACATACTCAATCCATCCAGCAACATCTTGCCATTGAAGAGCGTGTACATTAACGGGGGTTCCTTCCCATACCAGATTTAAATAACAGAGTCCGTCTTCATAGACAGCCTCATCGGAAGGTATGATTGTTAGTTTCATTTGTTTGCTCCGGTTATATTAGTTAATCTTTTGTTGCAACAATTACATCTACATATGTTACCGCTAAGTTAATCGCTGTACCTGTAAACGTGGCGGCTGGGTGAGTATGTGACAGACCACCTCCTGCGTTGCCAGTTGACCCGCTGTTGCAGAAGCGTAGACTCGCTGCGCCACCAGTTGATCCATTGCTGGCTGATGTAACAACGGCAGATGTGTGAGAATGAGACGGTATTTGCGTTGTTGCTAAAGTGGTAGCTCCAGAAACCCCGTTTGTCCCCGCAACAGCCTGACTTGCAAATGCCGTAGTAAACGCTACAGAGCCACCAGAACTTGCAGTTCCAGTAACAACCCTTAATGCTGAATTATCATTAGTTAAAACTTTTGTCCAGCCTGTAGGAGCAGCGGTCTGCTTAAATATCATTGCTGTTCCAGCGGGGAATCCCCCCGCAGACGGGGGGGTCTGCCAAGTTGCCGCCGTGCTGCTAGTTGCTATTAAGTATTGACCAACAGTAGGAGCCGTTGCAGATGACACATTCACTACTGTAGTGGCTGAATTAAGAGCATTGGTTGAATCACTTATACGAGCAGAATCAACTCTCACGCCATATGTTTGTGATCCATTCCATCCCATTAAAGTAGGATATGTCGCTGTCCACGCGAACGTTGAATTGGTGTTATTAACGCCAGAACCAGTTGGAGATGTGCTGGCTGAAGCATCAAATATAACGTGATTGTTTCCGTAGTTCTTCCAACCTAGCATGTTTGCTACAGCGCTTGATCTATATGTTGACCAGTTAGTTTGGTCACCGATGAATGTATAAGCCGTGCCTGTTGTATTCTGATTAAGCGTAGGAAAGTCTGCGGCTACCGCTATAGTTAATGCGCCAGTTGTAGTTGTACTCTTTAGTATGCCAGTAGCTAGG